AGGAACTAGTTCGGGTTCACCAGTAGCCGCCATCATATTTGTGCCTGCTAGTAAAGTGATATTACCACCTTCTACATTTCCATTAGCACCAAAAATATGATCCTTATCTGTTGCATAAGTTATTAAACTTACATCATTACTGGTATTTCCATCACCAGGATCAGTAAATGTTATACCTCTAAGTGTTGTTAAATTTGCTTTAACATTTGATGTGTCTGCTTCATTGCCTATTTTTATTCTGTCACCAATTTCTATTTTATCTGAAAAGACACTTTTGAATTGATTGGTTGCATTACCCAATTGATGCGTATTGTTTGCATTTGGGTCTATGTTTGAACTTAAAACGTTTTGTAATACACCACTAACTGTTAAATTAGAGCCAATTGTGCCATCACCAGTTGTAGTTATTGTGGTAAATGAGCCATTTACAGCACTGATATTGTTTGTTGCAGTCAAATCATTAACTGTTGAAGTTTGGATATGTGATGTTTTCCACTGATTTGTGGCGTTACCTAAACTAAATGTATTGTTACTCGCTGGAATAATATTGCTTGTAACACTTAATAAAGGTGTAACAGCAGTTGTAACACTTATGTTACTTGGTGTGCTTGTTACTGTTATTACGTTACTACTGGTGTTTACACTTACATTACTTTTTGTAGTAGAAACTGTTATGTTAGCCATTTTCTACTCCTTAATCTGTAATACTGGTAAATGTTGCCGGATTTGCGTTTGCTGTTGGGTTCCCTGGGACTCTGTCTGGTGAAAAACGTTCCACAATAGCATATCTATGACTGTCTATCCTATTTGGAGACCCACCATCATTCCAAGTAAACTCCATAATTGTTAAAACAACATTACTTCTTGCACTTGGTGTGATATATCCTGTTGTGGGATATCTGTTTGGTGGTATTGTAAATGTTACTGTTCCGCTAGATGCACTACTTGTATCAATATAACTGTTTGCTACACTTACTTTTGAATTTCCTGCTAAATCTATGTTTGCAAAATAGCCTGTTACGTTACTTGCACTATAATTAGGTGAACCATCTGCAACATTGTATGTCAATGTGTCTACATTCACAATGCTGTAGTCTGCACTAAAAGTATAACCACTAACATTTGCATTATAATCATATGTAAAAGTTTGGGTTTGTTCGGGAAGTAGTTCTAAGTTGATTACATTGTCTGCACCACCTAGAAATTGTTTTGCGTCTAATACTCTGCCTGAGGCCATTTGCGTCTCCTATTGGAACTTATTGTGTCAGTAATCTGTCACAATCGTTTTATTTTTATATTTATCTAGATTATTAGAATACGACTATTAACCGCTTTCTCTGACGCCAATAAGTGATATTTCATCAAACCCAGGTAAAGTTTGTCCATTAAAGTTATCACTTGATAATGCACCTTGTAATTGAACTTTAATGTTGCTGACATCTTTTGGAACATCAATTCTTAGCCCGTTTCCTTGCCCACCTTCTAAGAATGGTGCAACTTGTGTGCTGATATTGGACGTAAATGCAACATTACTTGTAGCATTACTAACATAAGCAACTATTCTTGTTTTACATGTAAAACTGTGTTCAACACCTTTTATTGGAGGTGAAGTTTGGGCGTTTATAACACTGGTAAACGAACCTTGAGGCATCATAAAACTTCTCAATAAAAATGATTCGCTGTCACTTCTAATTGTTGCACCTAAATTTGCACGGTCAACTTCGTATAATGGATGTAAACTTGTCAAAGCAGTTGTTCCAGTATTAGCAGTATGTTGGAATGAACCAAAGAATTTACTTAACAAAACACCACCTAATTTGATATTTCCTTCTAAAGCAGTCTCTGGTATTTCTTTTACACCCGAACCATCCACAATGTCTGCATATTCTTCTGGTTCAAATTCAATATCATCTAATGCTGGTTTTCTAAATGGTATTCTGTCATTGTATGTTTCATTGGTCCACTCAATACCTGTTATTGAAAAAGTTAATATGTCATCATCCATACTTTCAATAACTTTTACTGCTCTAAATGTTTTATTTAAAAATCCATAATCACTGTTTGTTATTCTGAATATGTCTCCAGGTTCAATGCCCATACCAGTGTAGTCACTGGTAAAGTTTATCACTTTGTCTAATCTATTTTGTTTTAGTTCAACATCTGCTTTTCTTTGTGCTTCACTGGCACTATTACACAATGGATAACTTAATTCCATTTTGTGTTTGCTTTCATTTGTGTTTAATTCATAATCTGGTGTATGCACAATGATGTCTTCTTTTACACTATTGTGGTTTAATTCTACATATTGTGCTCTAGCACTATTATAGAATGTGGTTATATCACTGGTTGTAACTTTTATTTCGCCTACAATGTTGTCATCGTTAAATGATTTGGATCCACTTGTATCTGCATTTGCGTTTGGAACAATTTTCCATCTGCCTTCTGGTAGTTCCCAATTCAACATGCTACCACTGTGTCTAAGTAATTGCTTTTGTATGTCTTGCACAGGCTTGTCTGTTTTAACCAGCCCATTAATGGTCATGTTTTTTTCTTCACCTAACACAATACTGTCATTTGCAGTATTAGGCGAGCTCATAACAGCATTACCAATTAACAAATTACTTCTTATCACATTAGCATGATATGTTAAATTGCTTGTTCCAGGAAATCTTACTGCGGCATCAACGTTTGCATTATTGTAAGGCCAACCACCCACATAATATATTGCTTTGTCATCATTATCAAAATCAAATCTTTCTGCTTGAACATCTGTTGCTAGAGGCACACTATTTACATTTGTTTTTAATGTTGCATTACCCATATCAATATTACCAAAGTCAGGCACAACAATTCTTTCTTTTACTTTGATTTTAAATTGTTGGTATCCTGCTTTATTGGCTATAACATTTTCAGCAACTGTATAGATAAATGGTGAACCTTCTGGTCTTATTTTATCGCCTTCAGTCAATATTGTAATTGTAGTTGAAGTAGGTATTTGTGTGATTACAACATTACTGTTTGCACCTGCAGGAACTTTACTTGCACTAAAATCGTATGTATCACCTGGGAACATTGTGCCTGCATCTACGTTTGCATCACCTGAACTGAATCCATGTATATTGCCTCCATCAGGTATTACTCTACCTACATCTAAAAATGCTGTAAATGTGTTTTGACCTGTTGCCGCATTTGATTCAAACGGATTAGAACCTATTTCGCTATTACCACTTATGATGTTTGTGCAATTTGCACCTGGTGTTGCCGCATTTGCCCAAAATACTTTGAGCCTGTTTACTTGTGTTGCCAAAACAGTCATGTTTGCACTATCACTTGCACTTAAATTTCCTGCAGACATTAAATTTCCCAACACTTTGTTACTGGTATTACCTGCATAATTACCAATTTCCAAATTCAATACTGAAGTGTTGGAACCAATTTGTCCAGTTGTAACCAGTTGTGGATATGCATTACTGTTAGCAATATTGGCATTGGCATTGTCATCTGCAATGGTGCTGGTAAACAATCTTGTTTCATCTGCAATACTTTTCAAACTGGTTGCATCAGAACCAATAAATGTATTTGCATTCAATGTGTTTGCATCATAATCACTGGCATATCTTTCATTTGTTAAGAAATCAAATAAAACTTCTCCTGGGTTGCTGGTTGTTGTGTTTGTGATATCAAATGTCCAAGTTCCTAGTCCTTGCACACCATTTGCGGCATCATATGTTTGTTTTACCAATGCAAAAACTGTGCCTCTTGCTTGGACTTGTGTGTTTGCCCAATTGGTCATAAACGTTCTTGCACTACCATATGTTGCATCTACACCTGGTTGTATTTTGTCTATTGGTGTGGTCACATCTCCTTGATAAAGATAAACTTCAGTGTTGTCATTGTATTTTGTGGTGACTGTTCCGTCATTTAATATACCGTTTGCAACTGTGCCATTTGCATTCAAGTTTAGTTTTACATCATTAAAAAATACTTCATTCAGTGTGTAATCAGCATTACCATTTAAACCATCACCTGTTCTTTCTGTAAGCATAAGTGCTGTGGTCAATGTTGTATTACTGTTTGTTAGTTCTGAATCAAATACTGCACCTCTTACTTGGCATTGTCCATAAAGTATTGGTATAACAGCACTTGGATTTGTGCTCAATTGATATGTGCCATCTCCCGTTGGCACACTATTTGTTGAAGCACCTGTGGCATCACTGGCACCGCCTGCAGGAGGTGAACTGGGTGGTATCAGTGGCTCAATGATATTGTTTTCTGGTGCATTTACGTCTGCTAAACGCCTACGCAATTCTATTTGTTCTGCTGTAATTAAATTACGATTGGCAACACGGCCCATTTGTCCGCCACCATTCAGTTTGTTTATTGGTCCAAATAAAAATTTTGCCATTTTAATTTATCCTGTTTTACCAAATGCAAATTTTTTGCCGTTTAATGCACTTACTCTATCCATTATAGGATCTCGTAATAATCCTTTTGTAAATCTATAGTAATCATTGAAGTCATCTGGATTTGTTCTTCTACCTTTTGTTTCTGTTCTTTTTACACCAAACAAATTACTGCATTCAAAAATAACTGTGTCTGTATGGTCTGTGCCACTTTGTGGGAAACTTTCTGCAAAGTTTATATTTCTTACTACACCTTTGTATGCTGGAAAAAATTTTGTGTTATCAGTCATATCCACAATACTCACATTACTGATTCCTCTGGTTATAACAACATCACCACCTTTTGCATTACTTTGTAAGGCAATAGTTTTTAAATCTGTGCCAGAAGCAGGGTCTAATCCTGAAATAATAATACTTGTTGCAACTTCACCTGGATTGATATCTGCTTCTAATCTGCCCACATCCATTAAGTTGCCTAAACTTTGATACGTGTTGCTACCACTTCCACTGTTGTAACTAAAATCATAATCTAAATCAGTCAAGTAATAAGTTGTGCCTGCTAATTGTATGTCAATAAGATATGCATGAACTAAATTATTTTGGTTACTGAAATCAGGATATGCCATTAGGTTATGACCTCCATCAACTGCATATCGCCTCCCCATTCAACATAACGTCCTGGAGTAACACTATATGGTGGTTGTTGAACCATTTTAACTCTAAATGTTACATCACTGCCAAACAAAACATTACCACCTGTTGTGGTTGTTAATAAATTTCTATGCAATGGTATATCCACTGTTGCTCCACTGCCTCTCAATACTTGAGCAGTTGCTTGATAAGGATATCTGTGCCCAGTTGCTTGTATATAATCACCTTTTTCCACAATAACAGTTGAACTAGAGGTATTTGCGGTGTCACTTACATTCACAGTCATTGTGTTTGCGTTTGTATTACCAGACATGTATGTTAATGTTTGGTCACCTGCGTCTAATCCGCCCAAGTATCCACATATCCAACTGCCACCAGTTACATTACTAAGTTTTACTTGTTCTTCTGTAAGTCTACCTGTTGTGTCATATTCTTGTAACAGTCCTCTTGTTGTGGTGTTGTCATAACTAAGTCCTGGATTCAATCCAACAACAAACTTGTAGATGCTGATACTTCTAGTTTGTGTTCTTAATTTTTGTCCTCTACTGATACTAATTGAAGTAGGAACTTGTTTGTCAATTGTTAAAGATGTTGCTCCATCTAATAGTTGTTGTATTGGTGTCATTATAGTCTCCTACTTGTATTCATTTTTTGACCTTCAACCAAATTGTGTATTACTTGTGGTTGTGTGCTTAATAATTCAACAAAACTACTGCTGTCTATGGCTTGTATGTTATATGTAACTGATGTTTGACCACCACCGCCACCAGCAAAGTTAGGCACAATAGTTCCTGATCCTGCAGGTGTAAACACTTCTGGTCCACCTTCTCCTACTACAATACTTCTGTTACCAGCAACATATCCGCCTTCTTCAAATCCAAAGAATCCTGCAACTGCTCCCAATATTCCTTTTCTTTTACCACCAGAACCGCCTCCGCCGGAACTACTTCCGCCGCCTCCGCCTCCGGATCCTGCTTGTCTACCACCCAAGTCCATGCCAAATGCACTGGCAATAGTTTCTGTTAGTTTTACAAATGCCGCATCTGCCAAGAATGCAACCAATCTACGTTTAAAGTTGTCAACAAGGTCACCAAAACTCAATTTACCTGTTTCAGTTGCAGTAACTATTGCTTCTCTAAAGTCTGTGGCAAATCCTTGGAATGCTTCACTGGCAAACTTAGCACCATTTGTGGCATCATCTTTGAATGTGTTGAATGCTTCTTTGAATCCTTGTCCAAAACTTCTGCTGTTTTCATGTAATGCCCTAGTAAGTTCTTCAATTTCAGTTCTTTGAGCATCATATAATTCATTTATTTCTTTTAATTTTGCCGCTTTTTCATCAGCAGTTAAATTTTCCAGTGCATTTATTCTTGCCAAAGCACCAGCACGTTGTTCTTCTATTTTGTTAAGTTCAATTTTGACTTTCTTCTCTTCACCAAAAAAGTCTAACAACTCTAATTGTTGTTGAGCACGTTTTTTGTCTTGTGCAATTTGTCCTTTTGTTGCAACAAGTATTTTTTCTGCTTGTTTTGTTGCTCTTTCTTGTGCCCTTGCTAGTTTTTCAGCGGCTTTTTTCGCGGCTTCTTGTGCGGCTTCAAGGTCTTTTGTTGCGTCTGTTAATTCTTCAACACTTTCTTTTGAACCATCACTACTTGCTTTTAATTTTTCTAATGCTTCTGCTTTTTCTATTGCGGCTTGTTGTGCGGCTCTTACACTTAGTTCTAATTCACTAAAGGCATCTTGTGCCGCTGTTACTCTACCTGAACTTTCACCAATCTTATCAAAAAAGTCTGGTATGCCACTTAAACCTTCTTTTAAATTATCTGCGGCATCTTGTCCATTCTTAAAAAACTTTGCTACAGCATTATCATCGTCTATTACACCAATAAAACTTAAAAAGTTTGTGAATGCTTCACCTAAACTGAATACAGCATCTAATATAAAACCAATTGCTTTTACACCTATATCAGCAAAGAATGTTAATACATTTGCCGCCGCAGTAAAGGCTGGACCAAAAATTTGTTTCATTGTTTGACCTATTTCAACTACTTGGTCAATAACAAATGCAATACTTCTTCCTGCTACTAACAATCCTTCAACCAAATTTGTTGCGGCTGTTCTAGCAAAACTTAATATTGCTTCTTCATTTTCATTGAATGTTGTTGATATAAAGTCAAATGTGCCTTTTAATGCTTCATTGAATACTGATCCAAATGCTCCTTTAACTTTGAAAGCGGCATCATTAATCATACTTAACTTACCATCAAATGTTCCTGCTAGTTCAGTAACACCTGCTGTAATTTTATCAAAGTTTTCCATGAAAGCCGCGGCAGTTTCTTCAGCAGTATGTGTTGCTCCTGCTTCTAAACCAACAAATGCATTAACACCTCTTTCTCTAAATGTGTCAGCACTTGCGGCTCCACTTGTTAATGCTCTTTGTAATTGACTTGCGGCTGTTTGGAAATCAATACCAAAACTTGCCGCCGCACCTGCGGCTAATTGTATTGCGTTATCCAGTCCACCTACTTTGTCTGCAACTAATGTAAGTGCTGGTGATCCTTGTGCTATTTCATCTAGACTAAATGGTAATCCAGCGGCGGCTTCTACTACAGTATCAAATGCCGCGGCACCTTCAACTGCACCACCAGTTAATGTTTTAAATTGTATGGCTAAGTTTTCTAATGTTGCACCTGCTTGAACACTTTGTCCAATAGCATCTATACCAGCTCTTACACCAGCAATGGCGGTTACTGCACCTGCTAATGCTGTTGCAAATTTAAGAACACTAGGTCCAGCATTATTAAAAGGTGCACCCAGTTTTAAATTGCTAGAACTTCTTCCAAGTTTACTGACGTCTCTTTCTGCATTGTTGACGCCACTTCTAAAACTTCTGTCCTTAAGTTCTAGTATTACTTCTATTTTTTTAGCCATCGTTATCCTACCTATTCAGTTTGCGAACTATTTTGTTCACTTGGCTTTCCATATCTTTTATGGTGTCTCCACTCATGCCTTGCGGTGCTTGACTACTCCAACCTTCATCAAGTCTTGCGGCATATCCATAGTTAGCCTTTATTGTTGTATCTTTTGTGCTAGTGTTACGTCTAGCATTACCACTACGAATGGGTGTCTTGGCTTTGAAGAATTTACCACTTTCTTTCATCACATTAGGACCCATCTCTTCGAGTTGTTTGAGCATTCTTGTTACTTCACTTACGTCTACTTTAACCATATTTCTCTTTATGCTTACGCATAATCTCTTCTAATTCACTTTGGCTAACCGGTGGTATTGGCGGTTTGCCTTGTTTTTCACTTGTTACTTTTTCACGTTGATGACTTCTAAATGCCATTGATACGTCAAATATAACCATATCAAGTGTTGTTGCTTGTTCTAATATGTGTGTAGGTAATGTGCTGTATCTTTCAGCCATTGCATCGACCAACAACAATAGATGCAATTCTCTATCATGTTCATCAAAGGATAGGTCTGTTACTTTCCCAGTGCTTCGATGACCTTTGTGAATGCTTCCATTAATACTACACTAGGTAACATTTTTCCATCTGTTACGATTGGATTACCTTCTTCATTTAGTATCATATCATTCACTGCAACAACCATTTCTTCCATGTTGTCTTCTTTTGTTCTTGCCATTTGCAAATACTTGTCAATTGGCTGTCTGTCAAAAATCCAAAACTCGAGTGGCTCACCGTATTTCTCAACGATAGTTTCACTGTCTAATGTTACTGGAATTAATTTTGGTTCTGCGGCTAAATCTTGTAATTTCATATCTTCATATCCTCATTTAGTTTTTAGGTTTCATATCTGCAGGATCTTCTCGATCCTTTAAATTGTGTATTCCACTTAAGGCAAATGTTAATCTACCTTGTGCTTTTTTTAAGTCTGCCTCAGCACACTTTATTTCACGTGATGCTTTGGCTATCTCACTTTCAAGACTCTTCAATATCTCCGGTCTTGAGTGGTTGTTCCAAATCTGCATCTTTTTTCTCTTCTTTTGTATTTATTTTAGGCTTGGATTTCTTACCTTCTGGTAAGTCGATTCCATGCTCTTTTGCATATTCATCAAGGTCATGAACTTCACCATTAATAGTAATAGTCCTTTCATCATTACCTGTCCATTTACCATCTACAAATAATCTTAAAAATTTATGTTCCATTTTGTCTCCTTATTAATAAAGTAGTTGCCCCGAAGGACAACTACTAAATTTGTTTTGGTCCGTTTACGAAAAGTTTCAGTTATTAAACTGTGCCTTCTGTAAAGTCTCCATCTACTTCAATAGTAACTGGTGTAATCCAAACTGGACTATCCATGTTTACTGCTGGAGCAAGACCAGAAATAAATCCTGATCCTGAGAAATATTTAGAGCCTGAATCTGAGCCATCAAAAGCAACGTTAAAGAATACTCTTGTTTTTGCCTTACTTGCTCCAAATAATCCATCTGCAACTACTGTATCAATTGAACTAGCACCACTTCCGAAGAAAGAAGTAGCATCAACAACTGCATTCAAACTTATTTGGTTTGTTGCTGGAGTTGTTACTGCACTTTCAGCCGTATTGTCTAGAGTTTTAAATCTAAATATACCTGTGCTGTTATTGATTGTGATGTCTTGCATTTGTGGGACTGTGAGGCCGTTGGAAGGCGCCGCAATATTGGCATTTGCCGCCGCGTCACCTAGCACTAAAACTGCTTCGTTACCTGAACTAACGTTTATCACTGCTGGCATTATTGTCCTCCTATATTATAGTAATAAAATTAAATTCAAATGTATAAGTTATGTCATCATCTTCGATCTCAGTAGTTACATCAACACTATTATCAATAGTAGTTGTTATACTGCTGTTAGCGGCAATAATGTTGGCGACAACATTTGACATATCGCCAGGTTGATTTTTAGCATCCACTGTCAAATAACCATTCAACGTGATTGTTTTTTGTTCAACATCATTTTTGTCTAGTGTTTTGATAAATTCTTCTCTACTTTCTTGTTCTTCATCAAGGTAAAAATGTTTTTTATTCTTAGAATATAAAACTTGACCTCCACTATTCCAAGGTAGTTCCTGACTAACAGACACATTACTGCCTGCTAGATTCGTAGTGATTTGACTTAACAAAGTGCTACGCATTATCTAATCCTAGTTACAAACTTTTTGCCACGTGTTCTACGTGTCATTCTGAATGTAGTCATTTCTTCACCTTCTTGAACTGTGCCATCACCGTCTTTGTCATACCAATCTGCAACGGCAATAAGTTCTTGGAACATGTCCTCGAACTTATCGCTGTAGTATTTGATTTTTGCCACTTCTGCACTTTCTTCTATACCGAAGTCAGCCGCTTTGGGCAAAATGTATTCCTTTAAGACGTAAAACACACTCATATCAGTGAAATCTTGTTGACGTGCTTTAATCTTATCTGGATCTAGGTCTGGCAAATTGCTAGGTCCTGATCCTGTATAAGTTCTCCACCAACTACTTGCTTTAAACTTTAACAAAATTCTTGCCATACTCTTTTCACAAAGGTTGTCAATGTATTCATTAAGGTTATTGAAGGCAGGTGAAGCCGCATCCGTGAAATTAATCTCGTTTGCTTCAAATACACGTTGTTCAATATCTCTTACATCGAATGAATCGCTAAATGCAATTACGTTTCCTGATGCGTTTGTTACGAATGCCATATAATAATCTCCCTTATTAACAAATTAACTAGACTTACGCCGCCGCTAATCCGCTTGGTGTGTTATTACTTCTAATAAATCGACATCCTAATGCTTGAGTAATTAAACCGTCCATGAGGGCTTGGTTAGCCGCATCTTGAGCCACTGACCCAATTGATCCTGAACTAATTCCACCAACACCATTAAGTTCTTCACTTAATTGTTGCTCTTGACCTGGTGTAACTACTGCCATGTAAAAACCGCTACCATCTGTAGGAGCATTTACGTTCCTTAAGTTAGCAACTGATTTAGAAACTAAGTTTAAACTTAGGCTTGTAGCCGCGTTTGCACCTAAAGTGTTAGAAGCAAGTGCTCTAATGAAGCCGCTTCTTACTTGTGCAAAACCGTTTCTTACTGTTGCAACCATTTGATGTTGGTCTTTGTCGATGTCTTCAAACATTTTGACTGTAGGCTCTCTTTTAACTGCATAAGCCATTGCTTCTGGTGAGAAGACATAACCTAATTCGTTAGTTGATCCTGCTAATACTGATGCAGTATGACCATCGTTAGTAACGTTGATGTTTGCAATATCAGTAATGGCTGTTTCTGCGCCTGTTCCCATTACTAGGAAACCTTTTTCGTCAGTTGCTTGTGCAATACTTCTAGAAAGTCTAGTTACTACTGCGTTTCTTACTGTTTCGAATCCACCATCTTCTAGTGATTCTTCGGAAATCAATGTCGCCGCACCTCTTTTGTTCACTGAAAGTGAAACTGAAGTTGGGATAAAGTCTTGGTCAGCATTTCCGATAATTGCTGTGTTTTCACCTACACTAGAGTTACCTGTTGTCCACGCATTTGTGACAGGTATCTTCATAGTGTTACCGATTCCGCCTGTTAAATCATATGACTGAGGAATAAGCATTGGATTTGGAAGTAAAACGAAGTTATCGTAATAAGGAACCAAATCTGCTACCACGTCATGATATAAACTTGCTACGTTGGCTGTTTCTGTTGCCATAATAGTTCTCCTATTTTTTTATATCAGTAACTCTATCTACTATAGAGTTTGTTTCATTTGTTTACGGACCATAGCATCAGTAATATTTTCCCTTGCTACGTTCCTATTCCTTTCTCGTAAACTAACGTATGCTTTTCTGTATGCTGGATCTTGTTTTAACTTGGCTTGATCGACTGCCTTGTTAGAACTTTCAGCATCATTAGGCTGTTTGTCTACGTTTACAGTTGCAACACCTTGTTTAGCAAATGGTAATCCTAATGTTTTACCAACTACTTCTACAGCACTTTTGTAATCTGGAGTTTCTCCATCTGTGGTAAAATAATCTTCACCACTTTTAATTGCAAAAGTATCATTTTCCAAATGTAACATGTTTCTGGCTTTCATCAAGTCAACTACTGCTGTCTTTTGTTCGCCGTTCCACTCTGATGGCATATTATCTTTCAAACTACCAATATGCTCCTTAAGAGCAAAATCAGTTTTAACTGCTTTAAGTTCTGCTTTCAGTTCTTCAACAGTTTGTTCTTTTTTAGCCACTGCATTTCTCAAACTTTCAACGTTTAGACTGTTGTCAGCGATGTCCGTGTTTCTCAATTGAGTAACTACTTGCTTAACTTTGTCTATACTTTCGACTTCTAAGTCTTTAAGTATTCCGCTTACTGCTTCGTTCTTTGCATTTGCGGCTATTCTGTTTGTATCATCCCTAGAGTAAACTCTTACTCCATCAACAAACATTTTACCATCACGTTGTTCCACTTTTGGTGTTTCAACTTTATCAGATTTCGCTTCAACTTCTTTTTTAACATCCGTTTCTGCTTCAGTATCTGTTGTTACTGGTTGCACGTTCTCGCCTGCAACTAACGTATCTGTAGTGATTTCTTCACTCATATAATTCTCCTTTTTATCGGCTGAGTTAGCCGTATTTTCAATTGTTTAAAGACTATTACTGGTGCTTGTCGATAGCATCAATTGTGATAATCTCTGGCGCAATTGGTCACGCATTGTTTCTTTTAATTCACGACTGTCATCCCCTACAGCCGCTTCAAATTCTTCATGAGTAGCAAAAGGCATATAAATTAAACTGCCGTCTGGTTGCACATGACTGTGACTACCACTGCCGCCTAACTCTCTGGCTCTTGCTTCTGCTAATTCTTCTGAGGGGTATTCATTTGGTTCTACTGTTTCAAATATCCCACTGAATTGTTCATAGACTGCTAACATCTTTTGTATTTCTTGTATTTCATGTTCAACAGCACGTTTGTTAAACTGTCTGTTGTAACTGATGCTAAAGTCTTCTGGCATAACTTGATTGGTCCAATCAAACCAAATTTGCCACAAATTGTATTCTGCATTTTCTAAATTAGTTGCCTTTTTACGAATCATTGCTTCAAGTTTTGCATCGTATTGTTCTATTTGAACTCCACTGTTTGCTCTTCTCACTAAGTCTTCACTTCTTATCATAGCAAGTTCATTCATTTTTTCTATTTTTTGGTCAACTAATGCTCTAATCTCTGTTAGTGCTGTTAAAGGTGGTGCTTCAAATGTGTAAACATAATTAGGTTGTCCATTTAAATTGTTTTCAACTCTAATCACGCCACCTGGCTCTGCACTTATTTGTCCATCATTTAATGTATCTGTGTTTGAATCAATTACAAGTGTAGGATGTGCGGAATATGTTATTGTGCTGTATATCTCAGCCATGTCACCATACACACTACGTTGTATTTGAGCCAAATCAAATGTAGGAGTTGATCCTACACCATTGTAAATCTTTTGATTTTGATAAATTGGCATACATGGTATGTAGCCTAATGGATTATCTTGTGAAATTGTGTATATACCATCTATTTGTTCTAAGTCATCGCCTTCGAAACTTGGAACATATTCGTCATCTTCTTCGTCATATGGTAAAAATACTGTTCTGATTACATCTTTGTCTATATATCTAAACACTGATTCAGTGTCGTTGCTGTTTAATTCAATGAGTATTTTGTTTAATGTTAAATTACCATCTTTATCATAAGTGTATTCCCAATTTTTTACGTCAATTGGTGAATGAACTTGCCATGTTGGTATTGGATTGTCTCCAAATTTCATGCAACTTACCCAAGCAACACCATATACAGTAGATAAAACATCAACTTGACTCATAAATTCGTTGATAGAGTCTTGTTCACCATTAACATTGTTAATGAATTGGTTTATTTCTGGATATTCTGGTAGTTGTCTTTGTGGTGGTGTTCTGAATAATAAACTGTTGTATTCTGAAACATACAGTTTGAGGTAATTTAAGTTTGGAGTATTGTGCAATTTTTCATAATAAAAACTGCCTTCTTGTGCATAGTTTAGTCCGTTGGCGTCATCACTTGTGCGAACGTTTTCAGTTCTGGCACGCAATTTGCCTATTACATTATTATCAGCATCAACTTGATAAGTGTTAATTGTTTCGCTAGGGGTGTTAGTGTCTACTTCATACGCCTTGAGATACTGACCATTTCTATATTCAGGTCCGCCATAATAACTGTTTATAGCCAGTTTCCAATCAGTAAGGTATCTATCGTATAAATTGTGGACACCAGTGATGAAATTACTAAATGTGCTCACTGATTCTCCATTTCAATAAAATATATTTTACGCAACTATTTATCAGTTTCCATAATATTCGACTGTTATTAGCAGTAATACATAACTAATATGTGCAAGGATTCACGCATGAATGTTTTGTAAAAGCCTGGATAGTCCAATATATTCAGGCTTTTTTTTGACTGTTAATAAGTAATATTGTTGATTATCGGCGCAATATGTTTTACTCAAATGTATATTAGGGCTTGTCCGCATACTGTTTACAGTATGGTTAGTTCGCTAACAATTTTGCCTACTACCGATGTAAATTAACAAAAATGCCTCAGCATTCTTATAAGGACGTGTTGGGGTATTTTTTTGACTAAAAAAACTTGACTTTGCTTACTTACACAAATAAGTAATACATGTAACAGAAGAATCTGTTACTTAATAAAATAACGAAAACTAGGCTAATAACTTAGTAGTCAAAATTTTAAATCCTTTATTAAAGGGTATTTGTGTAGCAACCAAATATTTGGTTTAACTTTAATTAATAATTATTGTGTGTATTAGGCGCATTTACCCTTTAATTTTTCCTATACTAAACTACCAACCTATTTAATATAATTGCTTAGACGACGTCTATGAGGGTCAAAAGAAAGCCCAAACCAAATTATATGCCTATAATGTGAAACTCGAATGGTTTGGGCTTTGGATCTGTCAACTTTTGCAATCACCTGAAGATCCAATAATTATTTATGTTTTTGATGTTTTATGGCATACCATTCGCTGTAAGCACGTTCAATATACAACTTGAGTTGTTCTCTGTCTATGCGTTCAAAGTGTTCAAACAGCAAGTCGCGATATTCACTGTAAGGAGGATTATTGTATTGTGTTTGATGGTTGCCATATGGCTTTAGTTTTTCTAACTTTGTTTCGTCTTTCATACATCAACTTATAATAAAGTTGCCTTTATCATCTTGGTCAAACTGTTCACCTAATTGCTTTTTGGTATCTGGTGTTTTGCCAGTATCAACAAATGTTTCACCTAAAACTTCTCTACTGTCTGTGCCCATTACTGTGACTTGCTCTACACGTTCTTCCATTAATGGTCTTAACTTGTTGAATGCTTTTACACTTGCACCATATTGTGCACCTTTGTTTTTTCTAGCAACTGCTCGTGCATGTTTGCGTTGTAATCTTTTTGTGTTTTGTTTGCGTTGTTTTTTCATAATAGTAATCCTGGCTCCTCTGTTGTTTCTTCTTCGATAATACCTTCAACTAATGGATCTGTTAAGTCTGGTTTGTTGTCAGTGTTGCCCCATCCTTCTCCTCGGTGTATGCAGTCTACCATGCCGAACATCAAACAATAATATTTGATATATCCATAAACATCTGCTTTGCTTTTGCCACTGAATGTTTTAGTTGTGCTTTTGTGTTCATAATTGTTTTCATGGTCACGCCATATAACTTCTACATCAACATAGAAAGTGTCTTTATTCTTCTTGGTGGTCATCTTGGTAAACTCCATTAATTTTTATTTTGTAATTGCGTTTGGTGTTATCTCTTTTTGTCCAGTCTATTTTGTCATATCCTGCTTTGTATTCTTCATCATTAGGACCTGTGCTTATGCCACTGCCTGGTTTGAATCCTTCTGCAGTATCTCTTGCGGCTCTTAGTGTAGGATTTTTTGCAATAAGGCTTTCATTTTTCTTCCATTGACTGCTGTTCTTTTTGGGTGCATCACCCCAACTTCTGTTTGGCTTTTTCATCTCATCATCCTTCCTGTTGTTCTTCTACTGTGGGCACCACTTTCTCCAAATTGTGCTTGTTGTCTTATTGCAAAGTTTTGATATACTGCATAGCCCAATGCATCGCCCAAATGGTCAAGTCCACTGTTTTTATCTGGTTGTCTGGTTCCTTCTTTGTAGGTGTGTTTAATCATACACTCTCTTAATCGTTTGCATTTTGGATCTATTAACAATTTACGTTCGCCATTACTGTTGCACAACATACTATTTACACTATTGATTCTGTCTATAACTGGAGGATTGGCTTTGCCCACTTTTACTTTGAATCCTGCATTGTGCAATAACACATGGTCAGTAAATCCTGCGGCACTAGTCTTTTGTGCTTGACCACTTGCATCTGGATACGCAAATATTATTCTGTGCGGATATCTTGATTGTATTTCTTTTACCATTTCCAATGTGTTGCTACTGTATATTTCTATTTCATCTATGATGTGCATAACATCTTGTTTGATTACACCAACCACAGCACTCATTGGATCAATGTTAAAGTCTATGCCTATGTGTAATGTTGTGCGTGGTGTAAGACTAGATTGGTCAAACTGTTGCATGTTTTCTTCACCAAAAGCATAATAAATTACACCTGCATAGTCCACAAAACTTGCAAGATACTCTTGTTGAAACTGTCGCTCATCCATATCTCTTTTGGCGGCTTCTATTTCTTCTTCATCTACTTGTCCGCCTTGTATTGTGGTGTATTGATGTGCATTCCAATCTTCTGTTGCTCCGGCTTGCACATACAAATCATAAAACCAATTACGCCCTTTGGGAGATCCAATAAACAATGCTGAGCCTTTTGTGTCTGATAATGTTGGTCTTAGAACTGTATAAAAAGTGTCAGGATCCATGTCTGCACACTCGTCTAACACAATAAAATTATACTTGGCACCTCTGAGTGCATCTTTGTTGTCGCTACTGCGTATGCTTATCTTAGACCCATTTACAAGCAATATGGATAAGTCTGATTCATTTACTTTCTTTATCCAGTTTACTGCATACAGTTTTTCTTTTAGGTCGTCCCATATAACTGTTTTTGCTTGTCTATATGTTGGTGCAACATACAAACATTTTTGATTGGGCAGTCTACTAAACTTTGCCAATTCATTTATGGAGAGATAACTTTTACCAAAACGTCTACCTGCTACAACAACTCTGAATCTGTTGTCATCACTGCTTATTTGTTTTTGTGGATTGGTCAGTTTCATATTATTAAACTTACGATTACAAGTATTGTTGTCCATTTGAACAACAACCATAAAGGGCGAAATACAAATCTAGTCAACGTGTTTCCACGTTTTTCCAATAACGATATCTCTAATACAACCTGCTGTGACTCCATAATCATTTCCTATAGGTGCAAATCCATCAGTCAAACTGTTGCGTTTGTATCTGTTTCTGATTGCACGGATGTCTGTTTCTGTTAATTTACTTGCACGATTTTTTGAACCTACACAACTGTTACCACTTTCTCTCATGCGTTGCATAACTTCAGCATGTGTGATTAAATCATTGTGTTTTGGATTACAGCAAGTGATATCTCCGCAAGTGTTTTTTACCACTTTGTTTTTGATATCTTCTCCCATAATCAACTTCATGAAACGACTGTTGCGATATATTTTTCTTTTGCAACTGAATACTCCATAACCTTTTTCACTGGTCATTGCAAGCCAAGGCCAACATTCATCTTCTCCACGTTTGTCAATGTGTGAATAAAAACGTTTTATGTCATTGTCGTCATATAGTTCAAATAAATCTTTCATCTGTTTAATCATCATACCTATCAAAAGAGTAGTCTTTTATTACACCACCCATGGGCATCATATCCCAATATTCTTCATGTAGTGTTGCACAATGAGCCAAGTAAAAGAAAAACTTTTCTTCTTCTGTGTCAAAGCCACGTTCCCATTGTAAGATAATATCTCTTACTTCATTCATGTCGCGTGGTATACTCATCTTGGCAAATGTTTCCATGTAACACCTCTGTGTATCATTTCTATTGTGCTGGTGTTTACGTTCAGTATTTCACCTAATTTCTTTTGTGTGATTTTGTGGTGTTGTTCAATTATCCATATCACTTGCTTTTCAGTTAATTTGGCATTGTAGTTGTCAGCACCTCTATAACTTGGTGGCTTAACATATCTGCCTTTGTTTATGCAGTCTTGTATGTTGTCTTGAACTGTGCCTAAAAAGAGGTGGTCTGGATTCACACATTGTCTGTATGATATATCATTGTTTTCATAATATTGGTCACAATCATGAAGCACACAAAGTTCATTTACATCGGCTTCTTTGAATTTGCCACTTATTAATGCTGAAAATCTATGTGCTGTGATGTAACGCAACACTCTGCCATCTGCACCATCATACTTATACCACCAATTCTTGTAGCCATTGTTTTGCACGTTGCCTGTGAGAAATATACATCCGTTTGGTTGTGTTTCACATCTATCATGAAACTTTTGTATGTATTGAGGTTCAATGTTGCACACATGATGTGGCTCACCGGGTGGTCCGCTTTTCTTTATGGGTGTGTATTGTTTTTTCATAACTGCATATCCTAAAAAACGGGTGCCTCCAATCTGTGTAGTATAGGACTTACACTCATTCTGCCTAATTGCGTTACTACTTGGAGGTCTTACCCCTCAGACTTTTAATCATCGTCTTCTCCATCTACCCAAGGTAGAGTTACATTATTTTCTGTGTTCACTGGTGCATCAGTAAACCCTAATAAATTTTTACTTAACCATATCTGCATAACTGGTGACATTTTGTCTATGGCATTTGTGAGCATGGCTTCCATCAGTCTCTGTTTGGTCTTTTGTCTGCCTTGTTCTACTACAAAACGGAAGTTATCTCTGAATGTGGTTTCTTTGCAACCAAAAAAGTCAGCCATATCTTTGTAACTGAGGTTCAATGCGGCTAATTTTCTCACATGGTCTAGTTCTATAACACGTTTGTTGTCACCTCTGCCTACAACTATGCCACGTATAACTTTTTCTGTGGTTTTCCACTTTGGTTTTGCATCATATTCAGGTAATCCACCTTGTTCATAGTGCAAATACACTTCTTTTGGCTTGGATTCTGTTTTTTGTTCATTATTCGCGGAATCTTGCGCCGAATCATCAGTTTCTGCATCCACAATCACATCATCTACTGCAATTTCAACTTCAACTTCTGGGTATGTTGCACCCACATCTTTGGTTGTTTTGCCAGTTGCTAAACTTTTTTCTTTGAGATGTTGTTCTAGATTGCCTTTGTCTTTGCTGTCAGTCATATTTGCTATTCCTGTAAATCACTATCAAGATTATACCTGATACTGTAGTATGCTCACTGTTATTTATCTTTATAGTGCTTTGCGACGGGTCAATTTGTGATGTTTGAAGTGTTTACTGCTGTATTCATACCATTTGCTTTGTATATACACATGTTTGTCTAACCAATTCGGCTCTGCACTATACACTTTGTTCACAAATTCAATTTGTTTTGCTGACAGAGGTTCTGCTCTATCCAAACAGTTTTTTATCTGATTCAATTCATAATGCAAGTGTATTGGTGTGTTGTTGCGTCTAGGATCCACGTTCAATGGCAAGTTGCCACAACTGTTTGTTTGAACACGTTCAAATGTTTTTAATATTTCTAACAGTTTTTGTTCAGTATCCATTATAACAGTATTTAACTGTTATGAGTGTTACCCTTTGGATATAAGTGTATTTCAGTGATATTTTTTGTGGTATAACTTGCTACTACATCATGCAACAACATGATGTGTTCGAACTCCTTGCGTAACTCATGGAGATCCTTTTGCATTAGTGTTTGATATACGTATGGTTTATGTTTGCTGAATTTCATATAGATATTTACTCAATTACATCAACATCACTGCGTTCTGTTGTAATTTCGTTGTGCAAAGCACAACTTCATTAAGTTCTTTCAGTTCAGACTAGAACTATATGTGTTTGCTTGATGATTGATTCTGCAGTCATAAGGAACCGTGTTATAGGTTCCTTACAAAAAATCTTGATGATATGAATCTTTGCACAAGGAAGTAGGTATTTGATACTGATAGACAAGGGACTTTGGACTTTTCCAACCTACACCAACATGCTGTATAGCATTAAGAACTTCGTTACCTTATATGTTCTCTGTTTATGTCTAGTATTTTTTATTTCACAACTGTTGAGACTAAGCAAATGTTTCTCTATGGTATGTAGGACATTTTGAGCATCCTTTCGGGTAGTGCTTAGAATTGCATAATAACAAAATGCTTTGCCTACCTTCTCAGTCAGAAAGGATTCAGCAACGGTATGTATATCTGGCCCGTCAACCTTAAGTGTTATTTGTAGGGTTCTGTGTTATATGCCTAAACGTCGACTTAGTTCCATTTGTATCATTTGACTTTGAGGACCGTTAGTTCTAAACTTTTCTAGTCCCCATTTTAAATAATTTAATGGTAAGTCTTTTAATTTTTTGCCTTGATGTATGCCAGGAAAGTGCCATATTTCGTTTTCTATAAAACGTGAGAATTGTTTTGTTTTTTTAGTTGCCATGTTTGCCATAATGCAATATTAGTTATCTATTAAGCCTAAATTTTCTGCTATAACTGGTAATAATTCATCTGCTTCATAAACTTCTTCAATGCGGAACTTTGCATCTGCATTTATAAGTTCTTTTGCTTTGCCACTTTTTCTAAACATACCATCAGCAACAAAGCATTTGCCTTTATGGTCCAGTTCAAATATCTGTTGCCATTGTGCATAATTGTTGTTACTGTCGTCTATGTAAGTGTGATACCACTTGAAGTTGTCGTTGGGGTCAAGCAATTCTACTTCATTGTAAAAACTACCAGGAATACTCCTACTAGGTTTACCAGGATGTATTTTTGCTATAACCAGTCTGTCTATGAAATTCATGTTTGCCTCTAAATTATCAGTTCTAACTAATATATATTTATCTAAAATGACACAATTAAGGGTGAAAAACGGGTCAAAAAAAAGCACATCTTACGACATGGAAGATGTGCTTTTTAATTTATAGAAGCCCATTTTAAGCAAATGTCAGTATGCTTAAGGTAGGCTGTGTGTAAGGACTTACAATGTATCTTGTGTATGCATTTTTATAATTGGAGTCATAAAATGCGAACTAACATTATACGTTCACAAGAGTAAACGGTAACTGGAGTTTTAACCCATATATGTTTTGGCAAACATAATATATATAGAGATAACTAAATGGCAATTTAGTTATTTTGAATAATACTATTTGCCTTACACAATATTATTTATCTAAAATTGTTTTTTTTGAATATTTATTCGGCGTTATTGAGTTGGCTTCTTGCCCAAGTTAATGCACTTGGTCCGCCCCAACCGAGATAGGCTTGAATAGCCGGTGATTGTTCTGCTGTCAGTCCTTTTGCTTTTGCTTTGTCATAATTGCTTCTTGCTCTACTGAGATAACTGACCATTCTCAATAGTGTGCTTCTGCTTACGTTTTCGCCTTTTGCCAATTGGTTTGCTCTTGCTAGTCCTACTCTAGTCATTGCACGTCTACTAGGTGGTGCTTTTTCTCTTGCATCCAAGGCTTTTTTTGCATTGTTTTGAACACTTTTAGGTGGTATAGGCATTACTGTTCCCTCATTTTGTCTCTGAGATCCAAGTCGTGTTTACGACTGCCACGTATAAAACTGTTTACCCTTGCCAATGCCCATTGCATCATACCAATACCTGGTCTGCTACCAGTAAGCCAAGCCGCTTGTCCTCTTTCAAATACTTCTTTGAGAATACTGTAAGGAACACCGCTTGTATCAGCCTTATCTTCAAGTATAGACTTTGCTTGTTTACTTATTGCCAAGTCTCAACCTCTCGTCTATCATGCTTTGTGGTATTTTCTTTCCTTCTTTAGCCATCTTAGCCATACGTTTGGTCAAGTTGGCTAGTTTGGTTCTTTGCTTACCTTTTACACCACTTAAATACTTTTTAGGTAGTCCAGTTTTTTTATCTTTTGGTGGTCTTCTTAATTTTGCCATTACTTTTTCCTCTTAGGAGGTGATTTCACCTTCTTAAGTTTTACAAATGCATTAGGGTTGCCTCTATATGGCACAAGTTTTGCTACCCTTTCTGTGTATAATGCACTGATTTTTTTTGTTGTTACTGCCATTACATCATTCCTCCGAAAAATGCACCTATTATTGTTACTAACGTGCTTACAGTTGCACCTAAAATAAGCCAAATACGATTATCCATTCTGTCCAATCTATCTTGGAAAAATGTTCTATTTTCTTTGACTGCTTGTTTAAGTTCATCAATATCATCTGCCATATGTGCTAGATGATTGTCTTTGATTTGCTCTATTTCATTAGCAAGTTGTTGTGTTGTAACTCTTTTAGCCATTATCATTTACTACTTCAGCAACTTTTTTTGCTTTAGCCTTAAATTCATCAAACATTTCTTTTGTTGTGAATATTTCTTTTTGTTCTGATGTTAATTCATCATATTCTGTATTGCTTAAATCACTCATCTTCAAATC